ACTAAACACGACAAAAAATCTAGGATGGGGGGTGGATCTAAAAGTAGAACTGCCAAAAAAGCGACATATTCCCCTCCTGGGGTAAGCAGTACGTATGGGGGGTTCTCAAAAAATTTTCCTTATTCCTTAAAAGAAAAAAAAATGGTTCTAATTTTATGGAATGATGCTGTATCAATAGCTGAAAGTGGATGGAAAAAAATTTCAGATGTAAAAACAATGCAAGCTGCTAAAAGTTTTCAATTAGGTTGGATCGTAGATGAAACACCAGATAAGATTACCCTGTGTGCTGCGATAGCTCCAGGCGAAGCTCCAGATGAGGAGGATGATGTTGATGGCGATTTAACTGTTGAGAAAACATGGATCAAAGAGATCTATGAACTTAAACCAAGGAGGATAAATGCAAAAGACGTTTTTAAAGTTAAGAGCTTACAAAAACGATAAACCCAAAGGCCCAAAGTATTCATGGAAGAAGTTTAAGCTAGAAGAAGCTATAACTTTACAGCCAGGAGAATATGATATTGATATTTGGGAGAACTGGGCCAATAAAAAGGTTGATGATAGAGGCAACACGAAGGAACAAGAATACCTAACTGTTGAGATCAAAGAACCTTGGAAAAAACCAGATAGTCCATCTACAGATAACCCTGGAGATGACATGGATGATAATATAGGGTTTTAATGGCCAAAGAGAAGCTTACAAGGTATAAGTTTGTTAAATGGGGTACAAAGGCCCAGGAAAGTCAAAACACTACTCCAGAGCCTTTAAAATCGTTTTTCTTCTATTTGGAAGATGAGAATGATTTGGATTATCTAATCCACCCAGATGTTAAAAAGATTGTGATAGAGAAACATGGCAAAGACTAAAGCAGATACAGTACACCCAGTAGTTAAATATGGCGGTGTAAGAATGATCCAGAAAAGGATTAAACGTAGTGAAATCATAGACCATAGCAAAGACGCAGTGGCCCAGGAGCTTGTGGATCTATCAACATCTAACATAACCGATATTATTGATTGGGAAAATGGCAAGATCCGATTAAAGGAAATAAACGAAATACCACAGAAAGCTTTGAGATCCATTAAGAAGATAAGGGTATATGGAAAAGAAAACAGTAACTTTGAAGTAGAGATGCATGATAAAATTAGATCTCTACAAACTGTAGCCAAAGCGGCAGGATTATTAGAACAGGAGAAATCAGATGATGATAAACCTGCTGTAATTGGTATAAAGATTGAAGGCCCAGATAAGGTAGAAATTAAGGAAATGAAATATGCCAAGAAGAAGGATGACCAGGGAGGAAGTGGACAGGATCACAGCATTGATGCTGACGACAGCGACCAACGACCAGAAACTGGCGACCAGGATAGGATTGAGAAAATTTGAACTTCGGCATTTGTTTAATGGACAAAGGCTTGAAGATGACACAAGAATAAATGCTTTGTTCACTTACTTGGAAGGAGAAAAGCATAGACAGAATATGGACAAGTTACGAAGGAATGGTTTATGAAATTTATTTTGGTTATGTATCTATGCAGCACGATTACCAATCAGTGTCCAACAAGCAGCATCCCAGGTTATCAATTTAATTCACACTACGATTGTGTGTACGCAGGTTATGCTATTGCCCAAAGAACCTATAAAAATTTGCTAGAGTATGAAGAAGATTTTGATATAGATAGATTGAACCGAGAAAAATTAGTTGTAAAATTTGAATGTAGATCTGTGAACAATGTCTAAAAAAAATTCTAAAAACAAACAATGGCTGCTTTGGAATATCTATCATACTGTGTTAGCTGTACTACTTGCAGGGCTTTTAGTAATTGAGTTGATAGAGCTAATATGGATGATCTAAAATTTAATTTTAAAAAATCTCCAACAGTTTATGACTTCCTCCAGGACAACAGTTTTGTAAGAGGAGTTGTTGGGCCAGTTGGATCTGGTAAATCTTATGCTTGTGCTGCAGAAGTTTTCATGCGAGCAGTAAAACAAAAACCTTCTCCTAAAGATGGAATTAAGTATAGTAGATTTGTTGTTGTTAGAAACTCATATCCAGAATTAAGAACAACAACTATTAAAACCTGGCAGGAGATTTTTCCAGAAAATATCTGGGGTGGGATGAGATGGTCGCCTCCTATCTCTCATCATATCAAGTTGCCTGCCAGGGAAGGAGCTGCAGGAATTGATTGTGAAGTTATATTCCTAGCATTGGATCAGCCTAAAGATGTAAGAAAACTTTTATCACTAGAACTTACAGGAGCTTGGGTTAATGAAGCACGAGAACTTCCTAAACAAGTTATTGATGGACTAACACACAGAGTTGGAAGATACCCAAGTAAAGCAGATGGCGGCCCTTCCTGGAGAGGTGTATGGATGGATACCAACCCAATGGAAGATGACCATTGGTGGTATGATATTTCTAAAAAAGGATCTTTGCCTAAAGGAAAGTTTGGATGGAAATTTTTTGAACAGCCTGGCGGAGTAAAAGAAGTTTCTAATGTAGATCTACCAGAGATGCCAGAAGCTAATGGATATACTTTTGCTGCAGGTAGTTGGTGGAAAGAAAATGAAGTTGCAGAAAATATAAATAATTTACCAAGCGGATACTATACGCAGATCCTAGCAGGTAAGTCTAAAGATTGGATAAGATGTTATGCAGAAGGTAAATATACTTTTGTCCAGGATGGAAAACCTGTGTGGAGTGAATATGATGATGCTTCTATGTGTGTTGAAAGATTAGAACCAGAGCCTGGCTTTCCTATTGTGATTGGCCTGGACTTTGGATTAACACCTGCTGCAGTTTTTGCTCAACGATTAGGAAATGGTAGATGGCATATACTGCATGAACTTGTAACGTTTGATATGGGCCTAGAAAGATTTGGTCAAATATTAAAATCAGAAATAGAAATAAAATATCCTAAATATGATTTATCAATATGGGGAGATCCTGCAGGTTCATCCAGGGATCAGATCTACGAAGTAACAGCATTTGAACATTTAAAAACTTTAGGCATCATGGCTAAACCAACTGCAACGAATGATTTTAAAACTAGACGTGAAGCTGTTGCAGCTCCTATGACCAGGCTAATAAATGGTAAGCCTGGATTTTTAATTGATAGTAGATGCAATAGAATTAGAAAATCACTAGCAGGTGGTTATCATTTTAAACGAGTACAAATATCTGGACAGGAAAGATTTAAAGATCAACCAAATAAAAACCAACACTCCCACGTAGGAGATGCTTTGGGTTATTGTTTATTAGGTGGTGGAGAATTTAAAAGATTAACTAGACCAAATCAAACTGGGATTGTTAGAGCAGCTCTGGCAAAATTGGATTTTGATTTATGGTAGATTTGCAAATCAATGAGCTAGAACAGCTTATGGGCCTGGATGGTGTCAATAAAAAAATTACACATTTTCATCCTAAACATTTGTGGTTGATTAATTTAAGGGATCATGAGAAAAAGTATTTTGATTATATTCCTGGATATGAAAGTTACTTGGCTAAAAATACAATTCATAATGCTTCTTACACTGGTTACTATTTTGGCAAGCCAGTGGTTTCCTTTGGCCTACTAAATATCTTCCCAGGAGTAGCAGAAGCCTGGCTAATACCTAGCAAAGACTTGAATAATTTAAAGGTTGCCCTGCCTTTCCATAAAGCTACCAAGGCTTTTTTTAATAATGCTTTCCGATTATTTGATCTGCAACGCATACAGTGTACAGTTGATATTACGAATAAAGATGCTTTGAAGTGGATTGAAACTATGTTATTTACTAGGGAAGGCATAATGAAAAAATTTGGCCCAGATGGCCATGATTATGTTTTGTATAGTAGAATAAAAAACTAGGAGAAAATATGGGCGGTATAATATCTAAACCTAAAGCACCACCACCACCACCAAAAGTGGAGGCGGATGTTTCAGCAAGAGAAGCTGCTGTTGAAAGAGCAGAGAACAGATCCAAACAAGAACTTTCAAGAAGGCAAAGAGCTAGAGCAACTAGAGGAAGAAGGCAGTTAGTTGCACAAGGAAGGCAAGATGCAGAGCTTGGAGTACCATTTGGTAACACTGGAACTTTAGGATACAGCAGAAATGTCTAAAGCAAAAAACAAAGTAAAAAGAAATCCAAGAAATAGGAAATCACAATAGGAGATTTATGCCTAAAGTAACTACTAAAGATGGTAAGGTAAGACACTTCGCTTATACGAAGAAAGGAGCTGCACAAGCTAAAGCTTTTGCGAAAGCTTCTGGTGGTAAAATGCAAATGGATATGAAGTCCGCTATGAAAAGAAAGGTTGGTAAAAAAAAATATGGCTAAAAAAGGATTATACTACAATATAAACCAACGTAAGAAAAAAGGGATCTCAAGACCAAAATCTAAATCTACAATTTCTGCGAAGGCTTATAAACGAATGAAGGAAGGATTTAAGAAAAAAAAATGATAGTATTTGGACATACTCCACGAGAGTGGAAAAGAAGAGCTATGATGCATAAGGCTTGCATTATAGTTGCTGTTATAAGTTTTGTTTTAGGAGCTGTTATATTTTAAATGGTTGCCAAAAAGTATCAAAACCCAAAAGGTGGATTGAACGAAAAGGGAAGAAAATACTTTAAAAGAAAAGATGGTAGCAATTTAAAACGACCACAGAAAAGTGGAAAGGATGGCCGAAGGGTATCTTTTGCAGCAAGGTTTTCTGGAATGAAAGGGCCTATGAAAGATAGCAAAGGTAGGCCTACAAGAAAAGCTTTGGCATTGAAGGCCTGGGGTTTTGGTTCAGTTGCTGCAGCAAGAAACTTTGCTAGTAGAAACAAGAAGAGTTAATTATGCATGATGCAAAAAAGATA